AGCGCTTTTGCGTCAATAATTGCTTGGTCAGCAGCAGCTTTTGCAGCAGCAATTTCAGAATCTCTTGTAGATTCGTCAGCAGCTTGTTTAGCGACTTGTGCAGCTAAGTTATTTGTTAAAATTGTATCAGCAGCTTCATAAGCAACTTTTGCAGCATCATCAGCAGCAATTCTTGCAGCAGTTTCAGCAGCATCATCAGCAGCTTGTTTAGCAACTTGAGCAGCTAATGCAGCATCATTTGATAATACATAAGAAGCAAATGCAGCATCGTTTTCAGTATCAACAGCGTTGATTAATGTTACGATTTCAGCGAATGAATCTTTATCAGCAATTGAAGCACTTAAAATTGCATCAACTCTTGCTTCTTCAGTTGCCATCCTTGCTCCAAATGAGCTAGATAGTGCTGTATCAGCAGCAGCGAATTCATTTCTAATTGCAGTTCTGTCAGTTGTAGCTAAAACAAAATCAGCATCTGTAGCAGCGATTTCAGCAGCTAATGCAGCATCGTTAGAAACTTCGTAAGCAGCTAAATCACTAGCAACATTTGCTGTTGCAGTATCTTGTGCTGTTTGTTTAGCATCAACTAATGCTTTAGCATCAACGATAGCTTGATCAGCAGCAGCTTTTGCAGCAGCAATTTCAGAATCTCTTGTAGATTCGTTAGATGCCATTTCAGTTCTAATTAATGCTCTGTCAGTTGTAGCAGCAGCATCATCAGCAACTTGTTTAGCTTCTTGAGTATCTAATGCAGATTGAATACCAGCTTCAGCAGCTAATGCTCTAGTTTCTTCAGCAGCGATAGCAGCATCAGCATCAACTTCGTTTTGATCAACATCAGCTTGAAGTGCAGCAATAGCAGCATCAGCATCAGCTTCATTACCATCTACATCAGCTTGAAGTGCAGCAATAGCAGCATCAGCATCAGCTTCGTTTTGATTAACATCAGATTGTAATGCAGCAACAGCAGCATCGTTAGATAATACGTAAGCACCAAATACATTATCATTTTCTGTATCAACAGAATTGATTAATGTTACGATCTCAGCAAAGCTATCTTTATCAGCATCAGCAGCTAATAATACAGCGTCCATTCTAGCTTCATCAGCCGCTAATCTAGTAGCAACAGAAGATGAAAGTGCGCTATCAGCAGCAGCAAATTCTGAACGAATCGCAGTTCTATCAGTATCAGCAGCAACCTTTTCAGATTCTTGCTTGGCTTCTTGTACATCTAATGCAGATTGAATTGCAGCTTCAGCAGCTTCAGCTCTTGCTTTCTCAGTTGCATCAGCAGCAGCAAATTCTGAACGGATTAATGCTCTATCAGAATCAGCAGCAACCTTTTCAGATTCTTGCTTGGCTTCTTGAGTATCTAAATCCGCTTGAATAGCAGCATCAGCAGCTTCATAAGCAACCTTTGTAGCATCATCAGCAGCTTTAAATTCTGAACGGATAGCAGCTCTATCAGTGTCAGCAGCAACCTTTTCAGATTCTTGCTTAGCTTCTTGAGTATCCAATGCAGATTGAAGACCAGCTTCGGCAGCTTCAGCTCTTGATTTTTCAGTAGCATCAGCAGTACTTAAGTTAGCCAAATCATCTACTAATCCAGGTAAGTCATTTTTTACAATACCTGAAGGTTCAACGATTGTGGCGTTGTTTAGTATTTTATCGGATTGTTTATCCAATACTATTTTTGTATTTGCCATATAGGTTAAAATTTAAAAGTTAAAAAAAAAATAAGGTGAACCCGTGCATTACTATATCAAAAATAGATATAAAACTTTATTAAAAAAATAATAAAATTTTATCTATTAAATAATAGATTTTTAAGGTTCTTTATGGCGTTTGTAAATGCCAAAGGTTCGCATGAACCCATTTCTGTTAAATACTCATCTACATGGGATAGTAAATCGGGACTTGAGGGGAATATAAAAGTAGATTTTTTAGATTGTTTTTCTACTTTGAATTTGTGTCCCTTGATCTTAAGGTAGGCTGTTAAATATAAATCGGAGGTTGAATATGAATTTTCAGTACTCATCTAAATAATTTGTTTTTCAATAATACATATAAAACTTTTTTTTAAAATTATAGAAAGAAAAATAAAAAGAAAAAATGTTTTTTTTTCTATGCGGTATAATAATAAGTGCACCTAATTTTAAAATCTTCTTCAGGAGGAGTAAGAAAAGTAATATTAGAGTTAGATATAATATAATCATTTTCAACCCCACTTTCTTGCAATAATCCATTTAAGTATATATGTTCACTTCCTTCTATTGGAGTATGAGATAAAGTAAAAGAACTATTAACACCATCAATATTTCCAGTTGGTATTTCTTTATCTGAAAATATTTGTGTAGGGGTTGATGTAAGTTCGTTTATTAAATTTGAGTTTGTTAGTATATCATTTTGTAATGATTCTAAATTACTATTTACACCATTTTCAAATGTTGTGTCGGATTTTTGAATATTAAAAATATCTGGGGTAGAATCTTTAAAAACTGTGGTATTTCGTTTTTTAGAAGTGTTTTTAAAGTTTCGAGTAATAGCCTCAACTGTAGTAAAAGAAGTAGCCATAATTATAATCTTTCTTTTGTGATTTGTACTTTATCTGCAGGTGTATAATGAGTTGTACAGATTATAGAAATATTAGAACCGAAATCTTCTAATCCTGGGTTTAAGGGGTTTTGGCTATATGGGTATCTTGGATCTTTACCTACAAATAATTGATTATCTTTAACACTATCTACTTCAAAATAAGCTTCATAATACATAATAATATCTCCAGGTTCCATTATTACACTAGCATCAACTAAATCATCTCTAAAGAATCTAAATTCTACATCCCTTGTATAATCAACACCCATATCACTAGAGTTATAAGTTTGGTCACCTCTTTCAAGTAAAACATTTAATAGTACAGGTTCTTGATAGTATTTAGCCCCTGAAGATTCACCATAAATATTTACTCTAGTTTCTTCTATATTTAATTTGTACACAGCACATTGTTGGGTAACTATATCACCCATTAATTCTCGATTAATGTTTCTAATTAAAGAAACGTCACGTTGTGTACCAAATAATGCCATATTATCCTATAAAAATTGTCATAGGGGATTTCCCTAAAGTTTTGTTTTGTGCTTCTCCTTCTTCTGCTTTCTTTTCAAGTAAAGTTTTACGTGATGTTGTATCAAAATAAGCCCTTAGCCTTTCTATTAATGCTCCCTTTTCAGATGTTGCAGCAGAAATTAAATCTGATTGGTTTAAGGTTACATCAGAGCCTGGGATGGGGATTGTAGAATATTTTCCTCTAACATATCCTAAAATTTCTTTTACAATTGCTAAACCGTATTCAAATATCCATTGTCTACCAACTGAGTTAATGCGTGTATAATTAGGATTTTCATATGGTACATTAGAAGCGTTGGTTACAATTTCTCTACCATCTCTATCATAATAAGGTTGATTTGTTTCTTCTAATTTAACATAATGAAATGATAAATAAGTTATAGCAGTATCATTTGGGATTGGGAAAATACGTAATTTATTATTAACTAGTTCAAATGTATATTGGGATTTTCTGATTTGGTCATTCAGTTCAATTGCTTGAATTTTTTGTAAATCATAATTCATAGGCATTAACATAAAATTAATAGCGGGGGAAAATGCACCCCAACCAAATGATTCCATCATTTGTTGCATACCAACTCCTGTCCCAGCATATGGATCAAAATATCTTGTAATTGCGGGTGGAGATTCATAAAATATTCTTTTTAATTCTATTCTTCCTTCAATACTTTCTGAGGTAGCCCATTCATTCATATCGTATTCTTGTTGTCCTTTAACAAGTGGAAGAGAACCAGTATAATAAGTTACATTACCACCTACTCCAGCTTCTGTTCCATATTGGTTTGATAATCTAACTATTTCAGATAAATTTTCTTGTGGTAATTCTTCATTTGCAGGACCAATAGAAGATGTAGCTCCTTGAAATGTTAATAAGTTATCTGCTACTTGGTAAGCATACAATTCATTTCCATAAGTTGTAATAGCTTCTTCAAACGCAGTATAAAAATTTAAATCTTGTAATTCAACTTCTACAAGTGGGTAACCTAAACGTTGAGCTGCAAATCTAGCAAATTTATCAGTATCTTGTTGGAACTGAAAATCATTATCATAAAATCCAAAAGGTGTATCACCTGGAGAGAAGCTACTTGAGCCAGGCCATATTGGTATATTTGCCATATTAATATTTTGTTATAAATATTATAAAAAATAATTTAGGTATTTTTATCCTAAAGTAGATGTATTATATTGGACTTTTAATTTAATATCCCCATCACCATCTATAAAAGTCCCATTTCGAATTTTAAATGTTACAGCAGTAGCTTCAGGATTTACACCTTCAACAAACCCTACAACTTTATCTATGGATTCAGTAGGTACAATTCCTGCTGATCCAGCTACTGTAGAATTTGGGAATATAAGACCTCCTGTTCCTACAAAACGACCACTTCCAGTAGCTACATAAGGAACAGAACCAAAATCATACTCTAATATTGCTTTAAATTCATAATATTGAGATGAAGATGGAGCAGGGAGGACTATAATTTCATCTGAAGCTAAAATGTTTGAGGAAGAAAAAGTAACATCTATAGAATTATTATAAGATGAACCTGCAGGGCCTTGTGGTCCTGTTAATATTTCAACAACATTAGTAGTAGGTTGTGTTACAGTAATATTATTCTCAGTAGTTGTTACTACATTAATTTTATTTTCTGTTATAGTAGGGTTTACTTGTGGGTTTTGAGATGAAATATTTATACTACTCATATTTATGTAGTTACTTGTTTGCTTAATTGAACTTTACCTTCTAATAATCTTACTGTGTAGGGGCAATCACCACTACCAGAATATATTTCTAAATCATATATAGCTTCATTAAAAGTTAAAGCTGAACTAGTACATGCTGCAATATAAATACCAATTGAACCTGATACGGGTGAGGTTGTACCATTTGAACCACTAAAATTAAGACCTGTACCATCAGAGTTTAATGAAGATGAAAGTGTTAAATATAATTCACCACTATCTTGAGCATATGTAGATCTAATTTGGAGTCTACCTGAATAATTGGTTAAGTCGATTGGGTTGTTATTTGAATCTTTATATTGGATTTCAAAATTTGTAGTAGCACCTTGTTCTATTGTAAAAGAGTATCTTCCTGCAGGCATAATTTTTATTATAAATATTACATTCCACTCAACATTTCAAATACTTCATCAATTGCGGGGTGTCTATGGTTATCTTGAAGGACTTTTTTGTAAACATATCCAGAATCTGATATTTTTGCCATATCATGGATTGCTGAGTAGTTTTTATCTTTTAAATCTATTTGTTGATTATCACCACAAAATATCATTGTAGATCCTTTACCTAATCTACCTAAAGCCATCACTAATTGAGAACGAGTTAGGTTTTGGAATTCATCTACTATTACTACAGAATTTTCAAATGTTCTACCTCTAAAATGAGCTAAAGAAACTAATTCAATAGATTCGTCTGTTTCCATTTTTTCTAAAATTTGAGGTTTATTATAAACTTTTCTCATATTAGAACGAATAGGTACTAACCATGGTTCCATTTTTTCTTTTTCAGATCCTGGAAGGAATCCATTGTCTTCAGTTGAAATAGTAGGGCGTGTTATAATGATTTTATTTATCATTCTTTTAAAAAACATATCTAAAGCTATTTGACATGCTAACATTGTTTTACCACTACCTGCTTTACCTACTATAAAATTGTAGGGGTGGTGTAATATTGCTTGTTTAGCTGATTTTTGTTCTTCAGAAAGTGTAATTGAGAACTTAATTGGACCTTTAGGTGGTTTTTTGTCCGTATTGGGTGTGGCCATATTATAACATTTATTTATACATATACAAAAAAAGCCTGGCTTTCGCCAGGCTAATTTAATCTTTATAATTTATTTCTTATACAGAAGCTAAATCACTTACAAAGATACGTCCGAAGAATTCAGGTCGAATCATCTTCTTAGCGTAACGAGTCAAGAGACCTTTACGTGGTGTAAATGTATCTGGATCGTACACTAGTGGAGTCATAATTAATGGAACGTATGGGGCAAATACTGCTCCTGTTTCCAAGAATTGTGAACCTCTGTATCCCATTAAAATAACATTCTCAGTCATATATGGGTTTTTATAAACAGTGTAACGGTTGTTCAAGTTACCTGATTTTTGGATACCAAATGCGTAAGACGCTTTTGAAGCATCACCATCAGATGTTGAAGCAAATCCTGGGATTGATTCAAGAACTGTAGCAACTGATGGAGAACATACTAACCAGTTAGCACCACCTCTAAGGGTCTTTTGGTGAATCTTGTTAGATACTTTCTGCATTTTAGTTCCTAAAGTTTGGAACCATTGTCCTTGTGTGTTGAAGAATCCTAAATCATCATATCCTGTTTTAGCAGCATTTAAAGATTTATTTGATACAGCGCTCCAGTGCTCATCAGCAGCAGAAGCATCTTGAATTAACATATCCAAGTTTTCCAAATCAATTTCTAATGAAATATACTCACTCATGATTGAAGTTAATTCCGCTTCAGCATCCAAAGATTGGTAAGCGTTCAAATCTTGAGCAAATTCTGGTGTCCATTGTGCTTTCAACTTACGTGTTTTAGCAACAATAGCCTCAGATTTCATTTTGATATCAATTTGAGGGATAGCTAATTCATCTGCAGATGTTGAACTTGCGTTAGCAAATCCAGCTCCACTAGCATCTTCAAAATCACCTCTATTATTATCAGTTGGTTGTTGGTTATACAATGCAGTTACTGTAGCACCATCTAAAGGCACAGTACCTGTAGCATCCATTACAAAAGTAATGAGCTTATCAGCTGATGACTCATCAACAGAAGTATATTGTGGTAAAATAGCTGCTTCTGAACCATTTATAGAGAATGCTCTAACACCTTTAAAGTCAGCTCTTGGTAAATCAGAACCTGAAATAATTACAGATTTAAGGTTACCACCAGCAGCTATAGAAGCTGAAAGTTCAGCATCATAATTAACCATAGTCCATTCAGCATCATCTACTGTAGCAGTTGATGAAGCAGAGAATTGGTTGATTGTGTAACCAAATCTACCAGCACCATAAAGACCACCTGATGGGTCAGCATCTGCGCCTGGATCTGTGTTACCATACATTGAAGCAGGTGAAGTATAAGCATCTCCAGCTGGTCCAAAGTTTATTTGCTTGTCTTGTCCATATTGGAAATCAAGGAAAAATACAAGACCTGAAGGTAGATTCATTGGTTGAACAGACATGAATTCTTTAGTTGATAAAGAACCAAATACTTTTCTTACCAATGGAAGAGCTACACCAGCCCATTGCTCACCTTGTCCAACTGAAAAAGTACCACCACCTTGGTTGGTAGCAGAAGCTTCAGTTACAAGCTGTTTAGCTTGGTTTTCGAGGATCATCGCCATATTGTTTTTTTCAATCTCGTTTCCAAGACCTTCTAACAATCCGGTTTTACCCCATTTTGATGCCATTTTAGCAGCATCGCTCTGCAAGTTTTTATAACTGTTTGCAGAGTTTTCGAGTAATGAATTAATTGTTGACATTTGTTTAAGTTTTTGTCGTTTTTAAATTATTTAATAATACCTGCCAATTTTTGCATTCTAGCGAACACGTCGTTAGATTCAACAATTGGTTTTTTAGTTGATGGTATTGTTGTCGCTTTAGAAGCTCTACCTAAGTTTTCTTTAATAGTTGATTTTTTAACTTTTAAACCTTCGCTTAAAGTTTCATATATCAACTTAGCTTCCTTAGTTGTATTTGCTTTGTCAAACGAGCTCAATACTTTTACTTTTTGACTTTCGTTCAAGTTTTTAGCCTTGAAAATTTTATTTGTGTAAAGAAGTTTTGCATTTAATAAATTAGTTGCATTAGTTTCTTTAACAGCTTCGTTTAAGTCAGATTTTAAAGATTCATTTTCAGCTTGAAGTTCAGCAACCTCTTCAGACATGTTATCTTTTTTAACATCATCTTTAAGATCTTTTGCTATATCAACAACTTCTTTTGCTGATTTAGCTTTACTGAGTTTACTTCTAATAGCAGCTACTGCTATTCCAGTTGCAGCGGAAACAAAAGGAATCATAGCTGCAATCATACCTGCAACTTCATGTGGAGCAGCATCTGTTCCAAACATTACTGATTCTTCTACTTCTTCCATTTCTTCTGTTACTTCTTCATCTTTCATTTCTTCTTCAATCTCTTTTAACAATTCTGCTAAATCGACTTCTTCTTCTTCATCAGACATTTCTACTTCTTCATCTTCTACTTCATCTTCAACATCTCCACCTTCTAGTTCGCCAGAAGCGACCATATCAGCGATTACGTCTTCGATCATTTTCTTAAGATCTTCATCAGTCATGTCTTCAAGATCAAGTGGTTCACCTTCTTCTTCTTCAGATTCTTCTTCGTCTTCGACTTCGTCTTCCTCTTCAGCTTCATTAAGTGTTTCATCTACTTTCTCTTTTTCTTCTTCTTCTAATTCAGCTAATAGTTCTTCCAAATCCATCTCATCTAAATCTTTTTCACCTTCAGGAATATTTCCTTTCAATGAATCAAATCCTTGGTCGTCGTCTGCAGCTATCATTGGTTCAAATCCAGCTTCTTCAACTTCTTCTTTTGCTTCATCCACTTTAGAATCGTCTTCTTCATATTTCATTTCTTCTTCCATGGTAGTGTCATCTTCTTCATACTTCATTTCTTCCATACTTTTAGATTCTTCTTCATCCATTTCTTGAATTTTAGCGGATAACATTTCTTTTAAACGAGGTGTAAATGCTTCTTCTAGAGCTGTTTTAGCGTTTGCTATTGCCATTTCTTTTACGGCTTTAGCATCTGCGATTGCTTCTTTAAGCAAATCTCTGTTTGTTGCCATTTTTCCTAAATTTATTTTTGTTGGGAAAGTACGTTTATTTAAAAAACGTAATAGAATAATTAATTGTGATGCCACATAGAATCGTGGCATATTCCCATATACATATATGAGGAGGAATTAAAGTCGCACTACATTACAGGACAGGTGCCCTTAGCGCATAGTATTTCGGTAATAATTGAATTAGTGCGTGCATATGGATGAAGGAATGTAGATCTAGATTCATTTAATTGACCATTTTTCATCCAAGAATCTGGGTTTGATGGGTTAGATACTAAATCCCAAGTAAGTAATTCAAAGTCATCTTGTACTTCCATTACTTCACCCATTTGTTTTAATGAACCCATTCCACGAGAAGATATACCTATAATTAAACCATTTTTAACTAATGCTCCTGCTATACGGCCAGATTCAGTTCCAAGTGGGCCTTCATCACAAAATATTTCTACTTTACCTATTATTTCATCTCCATCCCATCTTAATTCTCTAATAGCGTGTGATGCATTTTTTAGGTTAATTACTTGTGAATCAGGATGATCTAGTTCACCACAAGTTTCTGTTGATTTTTGGTCTATTTTCTTTTGGAAATTACCAATTTCACGTTCCCATAACTCTTTTTTATAATATCTACCATTACCATTTTTAACTTCAACAGTAGCTAAAACACCTTCAACGAAAATATTTCCACCTCTGTTTAATCCTTCTACAAGTCGAACAGGACTTGGTTTAAATTGTCTAGTTTCTATTAAGAGTTCTTTGTTCATATTTTATATTTACCCATTAGGTGTTGTTCAACAAATTCTATTTCTTCACCCATATAAGCAGGAAATTCAGAAAGAACATTTGCTAGGGCATCTTCATCAGACATGTTACCACCTGCATTGTCTCTTCCTGTAAGTCTTTCAAACATTTCTTCAGCTTCATCAGCTACTCTCTCTAATGATTTTTGACGATAGTCTGTTGATTCTACTCCTTCTTCAAGTGCATCATCTAATTCTTTTGCAGCATCAGCAGCTCTTTCTAGTTCATCAGCTGCCTCACCCGCTGCTGTAGAGGTTGCTTCTGCATCTTCACTTGCTATTTCAGAAATAGGTTCATCTTCATCAATTACTTCTTTTTTCTTTGGAGTAGATTTAGCTTTTTTAGCAAGTGCTTTTTCAATTTTTGCTTTAGCTTTTTCTAATTTTTTAATATCTTTTTGAAGTTCTTTAACTTTCTTTTTATCAGTTAAAGCTTTTAAATCTTCATCTTCATCTAATCTGTTAAGACGTGCACTTTTTCTTTCAATTAATTCAGCAATTTTTTCAAGTTTAGATTCAAATACTTCATATTCAGCTAATTTATTAATTTCAGCTAATTCTTTTTCTACACTTTCTCTAATTACTTTTCGGATTTTAGATTCATTTAATGATTCATTTTTAGGTGATTCAGGTTGACCCATTCTTTTTCTAAGATCTTTTTTAAATTTTTCCCAAACTTCATCAAATCCATCATCCTCTTTATCTTCAAATACATCACCTCGTATTGTTGGGTTTACATCAAACATGTCTTGAACATCAAACATACCCATTTGGTCTGCTTTATTGAGAACTCTCATTACCATAGAACTAGATAATCCTTCCTCACCTAAGTATTCTATGGCTTCTACTTTTTTCATGCCTTTAATAGCATTTAAGTAAGTTCCCATATCTTGAGGATTTTTAGTATGTCTAGGTTCTGGGAGTTGGTAGGCACCCATTTCTCTATCAGCATATCCTTCTTCTAATTCTTCATTAATTATAGAACGAACTACTTTACGTATTTGATCTTCTTCGTTAATTGATTCTTGAATTGGTTTTAACCTTTTTACTGAAACTTCAATAAATTCATCATTCCAATCAAGTTGTGCATAACCACCACCAATATTAACAATAGTAGCTATACTACCATCAAATCTTACTTTATCACCAACTTTAAATGAATGGCTTTCTATTCCTTCATTTAAATTACCATATCCAGAAGACTTATATTTACCTTTAGGTTCTTTTGGTTCACCTAAACCAGGATGATCTACTGTGTATCCTAAATCTTTTACACCAAATTGACCTTTTTCAGTGTAATATGTAGGGTTTTTTTCAAGATTTTTAATTACAATGGATTTTAATTGTTCCATTGTTTTATTTTCATTTTTAGGATCCTTCATTTCAGTGTAGTATCCTTTCATAATCTGATCAAAGATTAAATTATCAGGATTTTTCTTATCCTCATAATCAAAATTCTTTTCAGCGTCTTCTTCTACTTGTTTTGAAGTTTTCTTAAGTTCAGCTTTTTCATCATCAAAGTATTCTTTTTTTGCTTCAGCTAAAAAGTTTTCAAATGCTACTTCAAATGATTCTTTTTTAGAAGGTGGTAATTGATTAATTGGTTCTAAACCAATAACATTTTCATTAATAAGGTTTTTAGTTTTAAGTACATTTGCTACTTCTGTATATGTAGCAGCGTTACGAATTAAACCAGGAAACTGTCGTTTAGCTTCCTTGATAAAGATATCTTTATGGCCTTTACCTTCTTTAATTAACAAATACTGGTCTTGTAATGTCTTTTTCATTCTATTTTTCTGTTAATAGTTCTTTTATTTCTTTTAAATAGTTTTTAACTATTTCTATTGGTTGTGTGATATCATATGAACCAGCGTTTCCACCATATAATTCAATTGTATCATTTTTTGCATTAGAAACTAATGGTGTTATTTCATTCATTAATTTCTCAATTTCATCTAACCCAGCTATACGTTGTTTTTGGAAATCATTCATTTCCCATAATTTTTTCTTATCGTATGATTTGGGTTTTATATTAGGAACATTTTTAAATCCTAATTTATAGTAATAAATATTCTTAGCTCCTTTAGCATTCTTATTTTTATTAAAAACAGTTGGAGTAGCATAGTTAGCCCCTTCGCCTGGGGTAAAAGAAGCGCCACCTTGGTTAGTAGCGGACATTTCTTTTAATTTATTTCTTACTATTTCTTTAATTCTATCCATTAGCTATTTCTAATTCGTCAACTAAATCACAATATTGTAATAAATCAACTAAATCTTTATCTTTAAGTTTATAATTTTTAGATGGAACTTTAATTAGAGAAGCAACTTCAGCAATTTTTATTTTAGTAACTTTATTTTTAGTATTTTTATTTAAATCTATCAATTCCTTTTTAATTTCATTTACTTTATTAATGTAAAATTCTTTTAAACGGGGGGCATTATCAATAGCGTTAATATATTCTTTAAGAATAAGTTTTTGCTTTACAGCTAAATCATTATACTTTCCATTAAATTTTTCCATTAAAATTTTATAGGTAAGCAATTTAGTATCTTTATCAGATTTATTAACTTCTTCCATTACCTCATCTCTAACTTTATTTTTTTCAATAGAAGCAACAGTTAAATGTTCTAAAATAGTAATTTTATTTTGGATTAACTGTTCAGGGTTAGATATATTAGAATTATTTAACTCTAATAAAGTATAAAAGGCTGCAAAAGGTTTATAATTAGGGAGTTTATGGTTAAAGAAATGAGTAATGTCATAGTGTGATTTTATCTCATTAATTAAGTTATACTTTTGTTTTTTTATAGCTCCCCTATTTAAGGATTTTGAAGATTCAATTAACGTAGAAATTGTAATAGAAGCTTTAGCTTCAGTTAATGAAGTCCTCTTTAAAAGAGACTCATACAATTTATATTCTCTTCCTAATTCGGATTTTACAAAATACTTTTGCAATAAATCTTTTGCTGGAGAAATTTTATTCTCTAAAGTATCGTTAGTAATCTGGCGTACTAATAATTCAAATAATATACCAGTGTTTTTATACTTTGAATGTTTTACTTGCATTCTTAATAAGTTTGTTTATTTATAAATATATAAAAAAGTATTACTCGTGAATTTGATTTTCATCTAACAAAGAATTACCTTTTATTTCCTTTTCAAATATTATCTGTTTTCTTTGATTTTTAATATCATTAAACATTTTTTTATTCTTATTTCGTTTATTCTTTGTTTCAAGAGCTAAAGGGGATCCACCTTTATAATTAGGTTTTATTGAATCTGATGAGTCATTATCTGTTTTCATTCCAACTGCTCCTATTCTATCTTTACCAAAAGCATTATCTTGGGTGTTTCTATTAGTTGCTTTTTCTTTTGGTCTACCTAATGATTCTTTATCTTCATCATACCCTTCAGGTACTTCTCCATTATCATATCTATTTCTACCATATAATGAAGCTAAATCATGAGGTGTACCATATGATTTACCTGTTTCAAGTGGGTCATTTCCTTCATTTTCAATTTGGTTAATACGGAATTTACGTTTAGCATCTTGAGTAATAAGACTTCTATATTCATCATATTCATCTTCACTTAAATGGAATATATGTTCATATACAAAATCAGAAGGCATTAACTTATTATCTAAAATTGAATTTGCTAATTCAACTTTTTCTTTCATTAGTGCTACTCTTTCTTGGTCATATATTATTGAAGGAGTGGTTAAATCAAGTTCAAAGTTTACTAGAGCATCATCTTTATAACCTTGTGTGTATAAATGTACTAAAGCAATTTTATTAAGTTCTGAAAGGATAATTCGTTGTATTCGTTCTATTGTACGAGCAAATCTAATATCTTCAGCAGCTAATGTTGCTTTACCAGTTAAATCTTTTTCATAACCCATAAATGCTTTAGGTACTTTAAGAGCAGCAAATAATTTATCTCTTAAATATTCAACATCTTGAATTCCATCCCACTGTAGACCAGCTAAATTTTCAATTTTAGTTGATGTATCATTACCTCTAACAGGAAGATAAAAATCTTCCATAAGGTTTTGCATATTATATTTTAAATTATAATCACCAGTTTGTTGGTCAATATATGGAGTACGTTTCATTTTTGAAATTGTTTTCTGCATAAAGTTTTCTACTTCAGCAGGTGCAATATTCCCAACATTTATATAAAACATACGTTTTTCAGGTGCTCTAACAATTCTATGAATTAACATAGCATCTTCCATCATTGTATACTGTTTAAACAGTTTACGAGCTGGTTCTAAGTATGATCTACCATAAGGCAAAAAGTTAGTATCTGAAAGTAACCTAAAATGGGCTACTTCGTAATTATCAAAATATATAGCTTTGTCATTTTCACTATTACTATAATTTGAAGAGGGTACTGAATATTGACCTGAAGCAACATTAATACCATCTGGGTCAAATCTAAATCTAACATCACCTGGTCTTTCAGGATCATAACCATCTTGTCTTTCTATATGAAATGCATTGTAAGGTATAACATTATATACACCAAATTTTTCAGAAATTTCCAATTTTAAAAAGAAATCTCCATACTTACACATATTTCTAATCCAAGGCCATAAGTTAAACTCTATGTTTAATACATCATAAAATAAATTGTATAGAATTTTTTGAACATCTTCATCAGAACTTTTAATATGAAGTACTTCCCCCATATCATTTTTGAGTGTAGATTCATCAGAAATAATATCTAAAGCAGAAGCAATAATAGCATCAGTATCCATTGAATCATACTCAGAATAGAGTTGAGGACGCAACATTTGATAATTAAAACTATTCTGGTATCCATAAATGGAGGTGTTTGAATTAGTATAAATTCTATTAAACCTATCAACTAAGGAATTAGTTTCATATTCACCTGAAACTTGAATTTTGTTTATATCAATTACTTTTAATTGATTGTCTCCATCATTTCTGATGATTACATCAGTTGAAAATAATCTTCTTAATCTTCCAAATAATCCAGTATCTGCCATTTTTTTATTTTATATTAGCCAAGAAATATCTTCTTCACCATTTGAGTAAGGGTTATCAATTTTATATGGGTTTTTAAAAGCACTATCACTAGAATAACCACCTGAGTATTTTGAGGTGTTATTGCTAATGTTATTAAGCATGCTTTTAGTCATGTCCATTCCTTGTTGTCTTAATTTAAATGCTGTCTCTCTTAAATAACAGCCAATAGAAAAAGATAAAACTAAATCATCATTATACCCTGTTTGGGCTTCAGCTCTACCGTTTCTCCATATAAATACTTTCATTTCCTCTAATAGTCGCACAGATCGAAATATAACACCACGATCCCGCACAGCTTCTTGGAATTTACCAATTGCTATTGGTCTAGTATTTGAAGCCATTGTAAAACCAGGTGTCATTTTGCTATAATCCATATAAGGGTCAAAATAATTATCTACAGACATGCTATTGCCTTTAGGTGAATGATACAAATTTTGATAACCCCTATCAAGGATAGTTTGAATAGTTGACCATCCTATACTTGAATTTTCAGGTGCAAGTAAAGCATTATTATATTCAGTTGCTATACCAACTAATAAATTACCAAAATCTTTTGTACCCATTTGACCTTTATATTCAGCAACTTGAGTAAATGTTTCAACATCAAATACATGGAATGCTGAGTAGTCTTTTCCATCACCACGGGCAACATCAGCTACAACTAAATAATCTCTTGAGTAGTCAGCTGGCTCCCATACCCAAAGATTTTTATCTGTTCCACGTTTTTCAAGTGGTTCTTTGACACAATCTTTTTCATAATAATCTATATTCTCAGGATAAAAAACAGTATCACCAGAGGTAGAAAAATCGCAATCACATTCTTGTGCTGCCATTCTTATTCCTAAATCGGCATCTTGTTGGTCTCTCCAAGCTTGGTCTCTTTCAGGATGTACTTCCCAAGGTAAACGTATAGGTAAAAAACTATTATCACCTAATTCAGCCGCTACCCATGTTTTGTGGAACCAATTACCTGTACCATAGGGAGTAGATAATGAAATACACCCACCACCTGTTGCTAATGTTTGTTGAGCTGAGGCCCATATCTCACCTATATTATTAATAAATGCAGCCTCATCAATTATTAACAAAGAAACTGCTTCTGATCTACCAGCATCTGAACTTGCTGAAGTGGCTTTTATTTGAGAACCATTATTTAGTCTGAGGGTTAATTTATTGTCTTCGGATGGTTTTTGTTTTTCTTTAAGCCATGAGGGTAAGTTATCATACATAAACTTAACCTTTGTAACCATATTTTTGGCTGTTTCTTGTTTTGTTGCTATACAAAGTATATTTTTATCTTGGTTAAACAACATCATCCATAATGAATAACCTGCTGTTAAAGTAGATATACCTAACTGTCTAGATTTTAAAACAATAGAGTAAGGATTTTCTTGAAATAAAGTTAATACTTTATCTTGAAATGGGTATAAATTAAATTGAATTCGACCTCGTTTAGGATGTTGTATATAACAATATTTACGCATAAAATGTGCGGGTGAAGTAGCACATTTAACATATTCTTCTCGTATTTTTTGTTTAAGATCTTGATTCATACTATTTTAATAACGATAATGTAATTAAGGAAGTTAAAGTAGCCACGAATCCTGCACCTAACCATTTAAGGCTTTTTTTTAATCTATTATTAGACTTTTGTAATTTATTAACATCATTTTCTAAACCACTAATAATAGAGTATTGTTCTTTATCTATTTTAATATAATTTTGAATTTGGAGAATATAATTAGCATCCTTAGATTCAAAGTTTTTTATAATGCTATCTTGATATTGAGATTTTTTACCTAAAATTAAAACTAGGTCTTTTGTATGATCTAATTCAACTATTGCAGAATCACCTTTAATTAAATCTATTGCTATTTTTTTAGCAATATCGTAGTCAAAACAAATTTTACTGGTATCTTTCTGAGAAAAAGTTATCGAGCTGAGTAGGAGTATAGGTAGTAATATCTTTAATCTTTTTAGCATAGTATTTTCTTACTTTTATTATTTCGTTACTTGTACTATCAATTTGTTTATTCAAAATATCAATTTCAAGTTGTTGTACAAATATAGATTGGTTTAATTTTACTTGATTACTTTCTAATCCTGTTATGACATTGTTTAAACTATCTATTCTTTGTTTTTGTTGTGTATAATCCCCTACTTGTGTTGGGGTTATTTTAATAAAAACAAAATATAATAAAAGTGTGAGAGATACTACACATGCTAAAACATGCCATAACTTTAATTTAACCTCTCTATTCATACTAAAGTTTATTCAACTCCCCTTCCTGCTGCTCTATTTAAATCATCTAACATTGATTTTGTAAGCTTATATTCTTCTTTAGCTTTTTTCATATAGGCATCAATTTTAGGTTTATCATCTTTAAATTTCTTAATAAACTTTAATCCCATATTAAATTTTTCCTTTTTTTCTTCTGGGGTAGATGATAAAGATTTAGCTGTTTCATCACTTGAAATATCAGCAGAAGATGGTCCTTCATCACTTGTATCAGAATATTCTACTTTATCAAACCCATCATCATCTTTTGTACGTGTAGATGTTTTAGCAGTTCCTGCAGGGCGCCCTCTTTTACCTGATCCAGTTGATTTTTCTTTTTTAGGTTTATTAGGGTCTGCTTTTCTACCTCGTTTGCCAGGTTCTTTACCTAATACAGTATTAGCAGCATTTTTTTCAATTGTGTTTGTTGCTATATCATCATTAAATTTATCTCCTGCTTCTTCTGCACCAGCAGCAACATCAGAAAGTAAATTTTGAAGGCTAATATCATGAGTATCTTTAAGTTCTTTTTTAAGATTTTTAACATACCCTTTTAATCGTTGATTATTACCTTCACCTGAAAATACTGGGTCTTTAGATAACTTTTCAATAGTAGCTTTTTCAGCTGCTTTAACAGCTTTAAGTTCACTATCCATATTTTGTTTTTCTAATTGATCTTTTAATTGTTTCATACTAGCCATTTCAGCTAATTGTTCAATTTCTTTTAATAAATCAGAATCCTCAGCTACTGCAGGGATTTCATTTAATGCAGCATCAATTTCTTCTCTAATAATTTCAAGTAAACGAGTTTTTTTCATTACAGTATATTTTTATTTATTTATAAATATTAATGAAATACTGTTTGTTTAATTTTTTCTATTCTTTCCTCAGTAGAGCCCGATATTTCTGTGTATTTGGGATGTTTACCCAATCTATCTCCAATTATATTTTTAATTGATTTATCAATTTCTTTTCGATATTCTTTATCTATTGTTCTAACCCCATTATCTTCTAATTCTACACCTTTAGGAGAAACATAAAACAAATAATCATAATCATGAATTAAATTTTCAGCTAATGCTTGAAATTGTCTTCCCTCAGTCCATGAAATTGATTTAGCTGATTTAGTAAATGCTATAACATCTACTACTGTTCTATCTGTTATAATATTTTCTTGTAATAATTCAGAAGTTCGTTCTGCTAAAAATATTAATTGACCCTTAATCGTAGAGTCAGTATTTAAAGGAATACCTAAATCCCTTAAATATTCACTACGCTCAGTAGCAAATTTATAACCTTTAAATTCAGGTAATTCTTTTAACGCATTAACTAACGTTGTTTTACCTACACTCATTGTACCACAAAACCCTATTTTCATATTTTATAATTTAACCGTTTAATCTTTCATTTCCAAGCATATATTTTAGCACATTTGATGGTATGCCTAATTGAGTAAATTGTTCTAGTTTAGCTAAAGCTTGAGTTACATCATATGCTACAATAGGTACTTCTTGTATTTTACCATTTTCAACATATCTACACTCATATAGTAGATTATCTTTAATTTTAGAAGTACCAATTAATTTAATTTCTAATACTGCTGTTTTTCTTTCAATTTTCGATAATTCAACAGCTAACTCTTTATCTTCTTTTTTATATTTTTTTCTAATCATAACCTTAAAATTCTATATCTTTTAATTCAGGTGACTTTTCTTCCATTTTCCTTGCTTCCTTATCCATTAATATAGATTCAGCAACATAAGTACCCTGTGCTCCTGAAACTGTTATACCTCTTGCACTTAAAGCATCACCCACGAAATGTACGTTAGAATAGTCATTTAGACTAAGATCTTGATAATCTACTAATGGTTCAGGTGACAAATATTTTACTTCAGGCATATAAATACCCCAATCATCCCCAAGTGTTGGGAATACAATTTCCATTTCTGTAATAAAATCTTCTATATATTGTGCATATTCTTCTCCTAATGCCTCAAATAAAGGTTCCATACTACCTACTGTGATACATTTAACAGAGTCACCTTCTGATGTTTTAGATGGGGTTCTATTGCCTGGGGAAAAATATGTTCCCTTACCATCCCAATTCATTTTCTTTACTGCTTCTCTTGCCCAATCAAATGGGTTATCAATGTCTCTAATTTCCATTAATATACCAAAATTAGTCATACCATTTTTATATTTTGGGTCTTTTTTAGCATGACCATTATAACTAATGTCACCATAAGTGTGTTCAGCTGCTACATAAGCTGCATTATTGTTTGTACAGAATGAACGTAATGATACACCTTTATCTTCAAATTTTTTATATAATTTAAAATCATAACTAATATCTATTAATTTTTGGAAATGTTTTTGTGGTGCTTCAAATCGAACACCTATTTGTACTGCTTTAGGTTCAGTTGCTAATTCATATTTTTCAGCTAATTTTTTACCAAAATCAATTCCTGATTTACCTACACCAAAAATTAAATGATCATATTTTATTTCACCTGCAAAATCATGATTTGCTAATGATACTTCTTGTTTATCAAAGTTAATGTCATAAACTTTATGTTCCCAAATAAATTTAATGCCCTTTTCAACTAAGTAATTATACCAATTTTTACCTATTTCATGTAAATAATCAGTTCCAACATGCCATACAGGAAATAGTTTTAAACCAAAATATGGTTTAATAAAATCTGGTTCTGATTGAGGATCAGAACATTGTACTTCCTCTGGTTTAGGGTGAAATCGTTTAAAATTAGCTATAACTTGATCAAACAATTCCATTGCTTTATCTTTACCACAATATTTTGATAATTGACCTCCTACTTCAGTATGGTAAGTTAATTTACCATCACTCCAACCACCTGCACCTAACATTCCTGTCATTACTTCCTCAGGTAATCTGTTATATGGGTCTTTACCCATATCAATTATAGTGATTCTATCACCAGGATATCCATTATCTACTAATTTAGTTGCAGCATTAATACCTGCTACACCTGCTCCTACAATTACTATTTTATCCATTTATAAATTTTAATACGTTAATATAATAAAAAAAGTGACCTAATCCAAAGATTAGGCCACAGCTCTAAAAGTTTTTTTATGTTTAAATTCGACTGGCTATGAATCAGTCTATATATTAGTCTAGATTAGGTTTTCTACCTTTTTCTTTATCCATGTCAATCATTGCTTTAATAGCAGCAGTGTTTGATGGTGAACCATAATCTGGTCTTTTAATATCTTTCATATATTCCATTACTTTAAGGTTAAGTTTTTGGGCAGTTTCATCATCTAAAAGATTTAATGCTTTAGCTAAAGCTAATCTAGGATTTGTCATTTCGTCACTATCAAATAACATACGTACAGTACCCCTAACTGCAGCAGTTCTTCCAGCTCCATATTCATTTAAATTATCTTCCTCTAAATTTTTCATTACATTCAGATTAGGAACTAATAAATCTCCGGATGAATAGAATTTTTTGCCTGCTTTAGTATATTTATCATCCATTGCTTTTTTAACAGGTACTTTTAATGGGTGATATACTTGAAATTCTTTAGGTAATTCAGTTGTTGGACCATAATGATCTGTTTTATTTAATACTTGCTTAAGCATAGGAGGTATGTCCATAATTAGCTTTTTAATAGCAATTTGATTAGTATATCCTTTAATTAAATTATTGTATAAAATAGCAGAAATAAATAAAGTATCATTACCAGGGTTATATACTATATGATCTCCAAATCGTTTTCTGATTTCTGTTGGGAATGGGAGGATGTTTGGGATAAATCTTCTACCATCTCCTTTAGCCATTGATGAGGGTGATACAGAAGGTATTTGATAACTTTCTTCAATATCTTCACTTAAGATGCGAATAATTTCTTCTTTAATAAGTTGTTTTAAATTTTTCATTTTTTATATATCTTTAATTTAAGACTATTATCTCCTTTTATAACACGGTGCCAATGGTGTCTTGGTATAAATATAAGATTATTTAATGAAGTTGGCAATTCATTATCAAGTTGTATTTTCCAGTTTGTTTCTCCAAGAATTTCTAAAGTTCGATCTTCATCATCACGATGCCATAATAATTCTATTGGATCTATATTTTCAGAAAATTCACGAATAATATAGGAATCTGTAACTTCTATATCAGTGTAAGGTTTCAAGACTTTTTTTTATATTGTGCTTTTTTAGTATTTTTTACAAATTGTTTACCCTTTTTACCTCCCCTAACTTTTTTAGCTACAGTAGATTTTCTTTCTGCTTTAGTTAAAGATTGTGCTTTAGCTTTGGGTAAACAACGAGTTGTAGCTTTACCTTTTTTCATTGTACCACAAGGACCAGTTATGTTACCTGAGGTGTTAATACGGACCCATTTTTCTTTTTTAAACCAGTCACGTAAAGATTCTTTAATTATTTCGTGGATTTGTTCTTCTTTTACACCTTTCCAAATTTTACCTTTTCTACATCTAACTACAGCGCCTGATTTATAAGCAGAAGGTTTATCAAATTTACGATCAGCAATACGTAAACATCTGTCTCGTTTTTTCTTTTTTTCAGTAAGAACTTCTTTAATTATTTTTTCTAATCTACCCATTACCAAAATCCACTAAAGGATGATTTTAAACCTAACAATTTAGCATAGCGAGGTAGTCTACAAGACCAGTATGATGCTTTTGTTCTATCTTTCTTTTCAGAACATCTATGACGTTTTGCAAATGCTCGTCTTGCTTTAGGGTTATTAATTTTTGCTTTTAATCCACCAGAACCAAATGTAACTTTTTTAATACGTTTTGTTTTAGGATCTCTAACATAAACATAATATGCCTTAGGACCACCACGTTTTGGTTTTCCTATAGGGGGATTTTTTTTCTTTTTCTTTTTCTTAGCTTCTTGAAGAGTAAAATTTGATATTGATCTATACCACTTTACTAACTCGTCATAATTCATATCAAATGCTGGGTAGTTAGGATCATTTTCAAATTTATCTAATTCTTTAGGGAATCTTTCTAACATTTTTCTAATAGCATCCATTCTGTTATTAGTAGCTTTTATAGTTTTACTAGCGTTAAATAAGTTGTCTTTAGGTAATTTCCAATCCCTATCCCATGTTCTTCTATCTATACCATAACTAGCAGGTCCAGTGTATATGTTATTATCATCTTCCCAATCATCTTCCCAATCCAAATCTTCTGATTCAGCAAGTTGAATATCATCTACTTTTAGAGGCTCTTCACCAACTATATATCGCACATCATTAAAAAGTGTGTCACGTATTATATCATCAATAATATATATTTTATTTGGGTCTAAGTTTTTAAAACTAGACTTATCACCAACAAACTTTACTTTATCACCTATATTAAAAGACTCATTAACTATATTTTCCATAGGTAAACCTAAAGGTACTTTTTTACCTTCATACATTCCATAGTTACCTAAGTCAGTTTCTTCTAAAATTTCTTTATCATCATCATTTACATGAATAATTTCACGTAAATATAAATAACGTGCTTCTTGCCATAAATTAAGGAAAGATTCGGAACCATAACGGAATGTGTTTTCGGTTAGTGGTAATTTATTTTGCACGTGATATTGCAGATTTTCCGATAGTATTTGTTTAGGAGCTTTATTTTCATTTAGTAACACACCTTCATTACCTACATTATCACAAGTATTGCAACCGCAGTTACAATCTTTCTTTTTTGGTTGAGTAGATAATACTTCTTTTATTAAATTTGTTAAACGTGTCATATTAAAATAATTTATCAAAATTTAAAGCTAAGGCACTTTGAGCGGATTTAAAATTACTTAAAAAATTATCATCTGTTTTTAATTTTTCTAAATCAACAGCAAAAAATCTAACATCACCATCTTCTTTTAGACTAGCTAAAAAACCACCAGTTCCAGGTTTTCTTTTAAGTTTAGCAGTAACTAATTCATGTGCCATATTCCTAGCTCCTTCTTCAGCAGTACTAAAATTTCCTAATTTATCAACTAAAGAATCTATATTATTTTTAATAGTAGCAAATAAAGGATATGTTTTTGCTAAATCACCTAATTCTAAATTTTTTAATTTTACTACATTTTCCATAGCTGGGATTAAATCTGTGCCTTTAAAATTTGTTGGGTTAATGGTTTTTATTACTTCATCTTTTCCTAGTACTTTAACTAAGTTATTAAGTCCAAAAATCATTCCTAGTAAACGTAAGTTTTCTTTATCAGCTCCATATCTACCTAAATTTAATAATCCAGTATGTTTATCATAAGCTTTAACCTCTACTCCTACTCCATTAAACTTTAAATCAGGGTCATCTCCTTCTCTTCCCATAGTAACATCAACCCCACTATTAGAGTAATTATATAACCAATAAAGAGAAATTTCCCCATTTCCTACTCCTAAAGAACCAGCAGTTCCTACTTCTTTACCTACTTTAGGTGGTTTTACACTCCATAATTTTTTCCATATATCTAAGTCATCAGATTTAACTTGGATATCAAATGTTGAACTACCTCCAAATTTATATCTATTTTTAGATTGAGGAATAGTATCTATGTTTAAAGCATTTAAAATAACCTTATCATATTGTTCGTTTCCTTCTTTTAATAAAGATTTTTCTTCTGTTACTTCATGGATCATTTTAAACAGCATATCTTTATCCTTAGGATCATTCATGTCAGGATATCCTTTAGGAAATTTATAAGCTATACCATGTAAAAATTTATCTAAAACGTCCATTATGTTTCTGGTTCTTCAGTTGGTGGTTCTTCAGTTGATGGTTCTTCAGTTGGTGGGGTTTCAGCTTCCATATCTCCTCCCATATCTCCACCTTCTTCTTCCTCTTCAGGTTTAACCCCATATCTTAAAATACGAGCTATTGCTTCTGCAGCATGTTGTTCTTCTGGGAGGTTTAACAAGTAGTATTTTTTACCTTCAATTTGGGCTATAAAACTTCTTTTACCATAAATTAAGTAAAATAGTTGATCATTTTTTAAATTAATTCTAAATGTAGAAGGACGTGGTGCAACCCAATCAATTGAAGCTACAAAATTATCATATTCAGGTGTTAAAAGATCTACAATAACAGCTTTTAACTCAGGAAACTTAGTTAGTTCATCATACTGAACAGCTTCCTCAGGTGTAATAGTTCTATTAGAATACACCTGTTTAATTAAAATTTTTAGTTTACCTTGTAGTTCTTCTCTAGTCATTTTTATTTAGTAGTGTATTTTTGAAATGATTGTTGATCTGTGGCTATATCGATGGGGGATTTATCTGTTAATACAGATGCAAGATAATCTATACTTGTGTCTAATTGTTCTACATCTTCTTCAGTATCTTCTTGACTATTATCTACATCCTTAATTCCGTTAAGAATATCAAGTAAAATAGGTTCTAATCTTTTTACAGCTCTAGTAGTATCTGGGTCTTCGTGTAATTTTTGTAAAAAAGTTTCAGCTAATTTTTTACGTAAAGATTCATCAATTACTCCTTCCTCACTTGCAACATCTACCATTGCATCAATTTGAGGTTCTTTCATTTCAAAATCAAGATAATGTTTAGCAGAAACAATCATATCTTTTGATTTAGATATTTTTGATTGCCACCAATGTGGAAAATCTACTTCATTATCCATTTTATCAAACTTATCAAGCATTTTATAAAGCTCCATAGCATATTTTCCAATACGATATACATCAGCTTTTAACATACCTGGTTCATCATCTTGATGTCCTAAATCAATATCTTCTGATATGGGTTCGTCTGCAATAAGTTCTTCATCTGTTTCAAATTCCTTCATCATCGATTTTTCAATAGCAGCTCCACGCTTTTTTTCATAATCAGAAAGCTTACCATCTTTATTTAAATCTGCTTTTTTAGGATTTTTTAAAGCATCTTTAACCATTTCTTTAAGTTTAAGTAATGAAGGACCAGCGGGTGTGTTTCCTATTTTTCCGTCTACACCATATCCACAAGTGCCTTCTTCTATTTCTTTTTCCATAGATTTTTTTTCTGCTTGTTTTTTAACTTGTTTAACAGCTTTAGCGTATGCTACTTTTTCAGCTTCAGAGCCATATCTTTTAACCAATTTGTCTCTCCGAGTTCCAATTATAGACAAAAAATTGTCATATATCTTTTTGGATTCCTCAGGAGAGAACGCTTCATTGGTTAATTGCTTCATATTAAGCTTTATCTTCAGCAGTTGAAGTTCTTTTAAACTCAGCTGCTAATTTTTTAATTTCATTAGCTGCTCTACGTGCACGTGTACGAGAGACTTTTGTTGTTTTTTCGTTTTCAGCTTCTAAAGTTACTACTTGTTCTTTAATAGCTTCAATAATTTCATTTAAGTTCATAATTTTTATTTTATATAGATTTTATTATTTATTCTTCTCCTCCAATGTACTCACCTACAAAGAATTTTAAGGTGTTTCCTATTTGAGTAGTAAGTTTTTCGTTGTCCATTCCTTTGGATACTTTTAGAGCTGATATTAAGTGGTCCATAAGATCACCTTCATCACCTTTCATATCAGCGGCTATATCTTCTAATCCACCTCCAGTTTCAGATTCTTCTTCAGTTTCTTCTTCTTCAGTTTCTTCCTCTTCAGGTGCTTCCTCTGTGTCTTCGGATTCATCAGTTTCTATTTCATCTTCTTCAGCTTCGTCTAAAGATTCTTCAAATGGTATACTACTAAGATAAGCTGCTATTTCAGCTTCTTCTTCTGCTTGTCTTTTTTGCTCTTCATAATCTATTTCTTCCTCTTCATCTTCAGGATCCATCATTTCTTCTAGCTCAATATCAGTTTGGTGTGAATGTTGATAGTAAGATTTTTCATCATCATCATAATCACCATACATTTCTTCCTCACTTGTTCCTTCATAATCAAGTTCAGGATCCATTTCTTCACTTAATTCGTTAATAATCATTTCACGAATTTTTTTACGTAAAGAAGTTTTCTTATCATCAGCCATATCTTTTTCTAAAGCATCAATGTGTTCAGCATCATCTGCTTCAGCATCTTTTTCATATTGGTTTTCCTTTAAATAAGGATTGGAATTTTCAATAGATTTATTTTCTACTAAAAACTTTTTTAAATCAAAGTTATCTTTCATTTTATTTTAATTTATTATAAATATATGAGATTAGCGCAATACGCACTATTATATTAAGATTTTTGTTTATATAAATAATTAGATAAAAGTGTTCCTATAATACCCTCTTTTTGTCTAATAATAATCCAATCATCTTTAACTAAGTTATGTTCATTAATAAATGAAATACCCATTACTCCAATTAAATGACCATCTAAACTTCTTAATCCAACCATACAAATAGATTTTGTTTTAAACTGGTTGGTTAGAGCAGATATACCAAATGAATTTTCTTCTGTTTCTACATTAAGTATTTCTAATTCTCCATCTTTGTATACTTTAGATAATACTTTAGGGAATAAAGATACAGGTATATTTTGGAAAATAGATTGAAGGTGTGGGATTGAAGGATTACATTTTTCATAAAATATAGAAAACTTTTGAATTGATTTTCCTGTTGGGTAAAAATGTCCACCATTGTGAAATTGAGCTACCCATACTCTATCACAACCTAACTCTTCCATAATTTCTGTAAGTTGGTCATCTATTAAAGAGCTAGATTCAAGTGCTTCTCCCATTGGGGTTTCTTTCTTTTTTCGTTCTAATTTAGCTTTAACCCAAGTTACAGCTACTGGGCCTAGTACTGCTGTTATTAATGCGACTAGGATTGTTGTGATCATAGTGAGGTTTTCCATTTTATTTCTTAAGATTTTTTAAATAATTAATTCCTTCTTCCATAGCTGTATTGGCACGGTTTTTGTCAATTCCACCAACCCATTTTTGTATATCACCCGCCTCTGTAATATAATTATTATTACTTTCAGAAAGCATATCTTCCATAAAACTTTTATATTCTTCAATATTAATATCTATTTCTTTATTAAACGTAGTATTAATATACTCTTCCCATTTACCTTCATTCTTTAACTTTGTTTCAGTAGTTGCTCTACAGTCAACACATTCTCCATAAGCTTTATAGTAATGTGGGTCTAACTGTTTATCCATAACTTGTTTACAGTTTGGACAAAATATTGGAACAGCAACGTTTTTAAATTTATCTAATTTTGTTATATTTTCTTTTATACCATCTCGAATAGTCCATGTTTTACCATCTTCTTCCCAAACATCACCTTCTTTATGTGAAATTGATTCTTCACCATTATAACCTATACCAGTTGTAGTTTTATTACCTGTCTTACCTTTTACTAAATTTCTAAGGCGTTCTACATCTCGTTTTTGGAATTGTTTTTTTAATACTGAATCTGACATTATATTTCTAGTTGTTTAAGTTGATCAATTGTATTTTCTGCTGATGTATATAATATTCCTATACCTCCTGCATTATTCCAATTATCAATTGTGCTTGCCTTATCGTCTATAAGTATGTCTGATTTGGTTAAAGATGGTTTAATTTTATGTTTTTCTTTTGCAGGTTTAAAATTAACTTTAGGTGTATTAGGGAATAAATCAGAATGGATTTTACGTAACCATATCATTTTCCCTAATCTTGATTGTTTTTTAATAGAAGGGGCAGTTAATATTTCATAATCATATTGTGAAACATAATCTACTAATTTTTTAGCCCCAGGCATTAATGGTATACCAGCCCAAAATCTAACTTTATTTTCTATATCTATAAAATCCCAAAATTGATTCATACCATATTTATCTCTATATTCATCAGGTGTCATTCCAGATAAATCTAAAAATCGTTGGTCAAAATCAGCTATTACACCATCCATGTCTAAATAGATAGTATACGCAGATACTTCATTTTCTTTAATTAATTTATATAATTCAAATAAATTTGACATGGTTAAAATTTAGGTAAACTTAATGCTTTTCTTCTACTTCTCCAAAGATTTAATATTATTTGTTTATCTTTAGGAGTAATATCTTGGGCATCTAAATAAGTATTTATTACATCTGCAAATGGTCTTCTTTCTTTTTTAGCTCTAAAATACATTCCTTGTAAATTAGCATCTACTTCTTTTGGTAATTTAAAATATTCAGCTTGTGGAATTATATCAGCTTTTACTAAAGCTCGTATTGTCATATCAAAATCTTCATCAAAATCTTCCTTTTTAGTTTTTGAGTCACCTGATTGGGTTATGTGTTCAATTTCATGTCTTACAACATCTTTAAGATTCATAGAAATTTCTTCCCAAAATTTAGGCAACATTTCAGGATCAACTATAAAGTTTATTTTAATAAAACCAGGGTATTCTTTTTTCTTTTTTTTATCTATGTAAGCATAATCACTTCCACCATCTACTTTAAGTTTACCAAATTTGGGTTTGTATATTATTTGTGCATAAACTTGAATACCTCTTGGAGGAAAATCATAATTATCTTCATATGTTGAATCCATTTCACCTTCATCAAAATCTTCTTTCCAAAAATTAAATATATCTCTTGAAATTTGGTTTGATAAGGTATCATAACGACCTTCTTCTAAAGTAGCTAATTCTCTAGCAAATTGATTTAAACCAAAAGGATCTTTACCTAAATTTTTATCAAATCCATGTTTATGCTTATATGGTTTTTCCTTTTCATTTAAACTAGTAACTTCTTCTCCGTCTATTCCATCTGTGTAATTTCTAAAAAGCATATTACCTTTTGTATATGCTTCTCTTTCTATATCATTTAAATAATCATCTTCCATTGTGTTAGTAGTACTAATATCTTTTAGTCTACCTTCTAAATTTTGAATATGATGAATCATTTCATGAGCATATGATCTTACTATATCTTTAGGATGTCTACCTTCAGTATATAATACTATTATTTTATTGTTTGGATCATAATATGCAGTTTTACCTAAAAATTTTTTAGCATTTTCTTCATTATTGTGCTTAAATATTATTTTAGGTAAAGGTTTAACATTCATACCTTTTTTTAACATATGATCTGTTAAATTTATAATTTCTTGCTTATAGTCTATATGATTAGAATATGTAGCATTTTCATTAAGTGGTTTATATCCCGAACCAAACGGAGCAGCTTTACCATTATGGTCAGGAGCAACATTTTCTTTTTTTAGTTCTGGGTGGAATTTCATATAAACTTCCTTAGCATCAGGTTTAATTGATTCATCATCTACTAATACTTCAACAGGATATACTTTAGCATCATCTCCATACCAATAGTTCATTTTATATCCACCTTCTTTAGTTAATTCAACAATTAATCCTCTATTATAGTCTTCACTTTCAGCTTGCAGGTATATTTTTTTACCTCTTGGTAAAACTAAAGATGTTTTTTCTAAAATATCTTCATTTAAGTTTTCTTCTAAATTTTGATTTACAGGAATTTGTCTTACATCTTTAGGGCCAAAATTAGAAGGATAAGGTTCTATAATATTACTTATTTTAATATTATTTTCTTCCATAGTAATTTCAAATGGGGATGGGGAAACATTAGTATAATAATCATAATAAAATTTAACTTTATCAAAATTAGTATCTATAGCTTCATTAGTTTTTTGTTTTTTTAAACGTTGAGTTTTTTTCTTAGATGCTTCTTTACGTTTTTTAATATATTCAAAAGCAGAACGTAATTTAGCTTTCTTTTGAGGATCTTTTGTTCTACTTAAAGCAGCTCTTACTCTTTGGTGTATTAAATTAATTACTTGAGATTGACGAGCATGAGATTTAGATTTAAAAGAAGTTTTATTTAAAGTATCTATTATGTCTTGTCTTGTAGAAAATTTAACTTTAACAGTATCTTTTGGATTTTCATCTGTATACAAACGTCTACCTGATCCTTTAGGTTTTTTACCTGTACCTTTTTTAGGATCACCTTCATTTAAAGTAGATGATGTTAAAATATTCCAAATTTCATCTAGATTAGCATTAATAGGTATAAAAAATTTAAAAACTTCTTTATCATTATTCATTAATGCTTTTCTAGCATTAGTACCACTCATTCCACCATCTGGGGTAGATGTTATTTTTAAATCTAAATTTGGATGTTTATCTATAGATACTGATCTAGCTGATATATCTTGCATATCATCTTCTCTTCCTTCTCTTGCTCCTATAATCCAATATATAGAATCTTCAGGATTGTCTTTAGCATATCTATAAATATCTCCAATTGGGGAAACTGATTTTTCTATTCTGACTGGTTTACCAATTAAAGGTTTATAATGTTCATCCCAAATTTTATATGCTTGATCTTGTGTAATCCCATCTCTTACTTTACTCCCAACATAAATTATAATATTATCTATTTCAGGATTATCTTTTAAGGCATTTTGAATTACAGCTAAATGACCTGCAGTAGGTGGTTTAAATCCACCACCAAAAACAGCAGTAACCTCTTTACCATCTATACTTTCAGGTAAAAGATCTTTAATGAGTGATTTAGTTAAGGAATCCATTTATTTTACTTTTTATTTGGTCTTGGGATGTAAATTCAGGTAAGTCTGAGAGTAGTTGTTTAATAGAGGATTCAAGTTCTTGTTGTTCAGCTTTCTTTTTTTCTATTTCTTCGTCACTATATTCACGAGCAGCAGTTACTTGATCAAAATAATTTTGAACTTCTTTTTCATTATATGTTTTATCTACTCCTTTAGGGTCATTATTTACTAAAATAAAATTATCTCCAAACATGTTTTGAAAAGTATTAATATTTTTATTTACTTTTTCCCAAGTACGAACTATAATTGAAGGGCGAAGTGATCTACCTCCTGCTTCTCCTCTAGATCTATTACGTTCTAAAGATACAAGTGGTGAAACATATATCATTACCATCATTGTATCATATCCTAAATCTTCTAATTGTGTTTTTTTCTTTAATATAGGATTTGAAGCTGCTCCGGTACCATCAATTATAATACTTTCTCCCTCTTCTTGAGCAGATTGTAGTTTTGCTGTTGTTTCTTTACGAGCTCTACTCATTAATTTAGATGATTGAGACAATTCATCTGAAGTAAAAGTTGATTGAGGTTTATCTAAGCCTGCTTGTTTAAGTAATTCTTCATATGTGTCATCTACATTAATTACTTTTAAATTAGGGATATTATTTTTAATAAAAGTGGATTTACCACTTCCTGCAGGTCCAGCTAAAAATATGGCTTTAGGTGGGGATTGGATCTCTTTTAATAGTTTTACTAGACTTACCATGATTATACATATTAAAGTTTTCTTTTAGCAACCGTTTTAAATTCAGTAAATATTGGAGAATGTCTAGGATTTTCTAAATCAAATAATTTTTTAACAGTTTTAAAAATATCTAAATTTTCTTCTTGTGTACGTTTTGATTCATACATTTCCCATCCTTTACCCTGTATTTTATCTTTTGAAGGTTTTCTTTTACTAGATTTTAGCCATAAAATACCATAACGATCCGCTTCTTTACCAAAACATTCTTTATACATTTGTCCATAAACAGCTGTTTGTAAATCATATGTTGTTTGAAGATGGTTTGAAGTTTTAAAATCAATAATCCATAATTCTGTTTTACCATTAATTTCAATTTCACATACCATATCACAAGTACCTGCTACTTTTAATTCATCTGAAAATAAATGTACTTCTGTTTCAATTAAGGTAGGGTTGTATTCCTCCCAAAAATCAACGAAACGTAAAAACATTTGCCATACATCAGGATTATGTTGTGGATAACCATTTTTATCTAAAAAATTAAGTTCTTTACCATTAAGATAATCTTCACACATTTCATGAACTTGAGTACCTTCTTCAGATGCTTTTTTAACAATCCAATCTGCAGAATGTCCTACTTTTTTTAGCCAATCTTGAAAAAATTTACCTTTAGGATAATAACTTAAAACATAAGTTACAGAAGGATAATACTTACCATTTCTACGATAATATCTGGAATCTGGTAGGGTTATTTGTTTCGCGTCTTCAGAAATTTCTAAGATACGGTTATAAGATTTTTTTACATTTCTTTTCTTCATATGAGAGATAATTTTTTCTCCATAAGATTATATTCAGTTAATGGAGTAACTGTTTGTATTAGTTTAGTAAAGTTTTCAAAACCTAACTCACTTGGGTCTTTCCCTTGCAATTCAACAAAATAAACTTCTTTTCCAACATTTAAAAGTTGTTCACAAAATTTTAAAGCTTGTTTTATTGCATCATTATCTAAAGCAATATATATTTTTTCAACTTTAGATTCAACTATTTTTTTCATTAAAGACGGTTGAATGTTTTTACCAAATAATGGTATAGCATTACGTTTAATAGCCATAGCATCAAAAGGTCCTTCACATAGTATAATGGGTAAATCCCAATTAATAAATAATTCAAACGGTATAATATCGCGTGAAGCATCAGGATTACGGTATTTTATATAAGGGTCTTTTTCAAATGATCTCGCGGTAAAATAATTTAATTTACCATTGTTATCATATGAAGGTATAACAACCATTTTAGAATATCTACCATAATCACAATATCCTATATTATATTTTAAAATATCTTGTACTGTTACATTTCTTTTTTTTAAATACGAATAAGCATGTTTTGCTATAATATCTTTATTATTTGAAAACTTTTTAAATTCTTTTGGTAACTCTAGTTGTTCTATTTTAATAACATGATTTTCATTACTAGATACGTTTTTTACTAACTTAGATAGTTCTTGAAAATAATCAGATGATACATTTAACTGTTTGAATAAACTTCTTATAGTTTTGCCTTTTTTACCACATACCCAACATTGCCATAAATTAATACCTTTTTTACTTTCTGTATAATTTACTTCTAATTTAGGTTTATGGTGGTGGCAAAAAGGACAGTTATGAGCTTGATTACCTCGAGCAGTACGCTTTCCTTTACCTAAAACTTTGTTTACTAGATTAACCAGTAGTTCATTTACCATATAAATAATGTATGAAATGGATTTTGCTAATCAAAATCTTTTCTAAAAAACTTGCCTAAAATGTTATCATTATAGTACATTTCGGGTTCTTCTAAAACTCTATACACAAATAAAACTTGTGTTTCGTAATATGTTAGTAATTTTTTTGTTGGTGCAAATTTTAAAATTTCTTTAGTAAAATTTTCTTTTGGTTCTGTCTTTAATAATTCATTTAAAGGTTTATTTGATCCCCAATAAGTTTTCCAATCAGATTCTTTAGTTGCTATTTTATAACCTGGTTTACGGCCTACTATTCCTTCATATAAAGCTAAATCTTTTTTTGTTAATTTAACTTTACGATTATGATATAATACCTTTTTACCAATATAAGATTTATTAGTTGATATATGAGTTATTTTATAAATAAACCCAAATGTGTTTTCTGGGAATTGAGAAAGATCCTCAATTTGTTTTTTGTTATATGTCCAGTTCATGATTTTATAAGTCTAAGTTAACAAGAATAGAAGTATCTGTAACTTGAGAGATTGGGAGAGGTTGAGCTAATTTTGCTACTGCAATTAATTCTTTAGCATTATTATACATACCTACTGTGGTTACATAGGGAGTAAAGTATGAGCCTGTTGCAAAATCATATAAAGTACTATCTAGAGAACTACCTGTTATTAATGTTGGATTTTGTGAAAAATTAAACTCATTTTGGCGTAATGTACATTTATATTGGGATTCATATATAGTAGATGTACTTTCAAATGAACAAGTAAAATCTGGGGTGTTAATGAATTCATTTATAAATGCTTGATCACTAAGACCATAAATAGCTGTTCCATAATTTACATAACCATAACCATCATCTCCTATAGGTTCAATTCCATCACTAGTTAAAACTATAATACCATGTTCATATATTATATCCCCTACTTTTAAAGATCCTGTAAGCATGTTTCCATTTCCATCATCAGTAATAGTATAATTTGGAGTAGAAATAGTTATAGAATCAAGTTTTATATGTTCACCATATAAGTTAGAAGGTATAGAAATAACTCCTATTATTTGATCTGATCCTGTTGGTATATATCTATTAGCTAATAAAGTTGAAGATAGATAGTTATAGTAATTAGGGGTATATCTAGGACCTGTTACTGTTCCATCATTATTAAATGATGCTGTACCTGCAGGTGCACCATCGTCCCCACCTATAAAGTTAGAGTAATATAATTCTTTAATTGAATCATATATTAGTTTTTTATCTTGGGTTGTAACATATCCTGTTGGATTTGAACCAGAGACATATAAAGATGAAATGATGTTTTGACCAATATACCTATCTATAGAAACATTAGATGCGGTAAGTGCAGATGCACCTTGAAAAGAAAAGGATTTATTTACCTCAAAAGGAGATACTACAATATCTGATGTTATAAATGGTTTGTAAACACTCATTCATTTTAAAAATCTAATTTAACTCTTACTAATGATTCTTTAGTAAAGTCTTTCAATAATGGTTTTGATAATTTAGCTACAGCTAATAACTCATTACTATCATTATACATTCCTACTGTAGTTGCATATACTTGAGGATGATTAACAAAAGCATCATATATTACCTCACCTGTTGAACCTGATATAAATGAAGGGTTTTCGGAATAATTAAACTCACTATTTCTTGCTCTAACAAATATATAATCAGAAGTAATTGTTTCTTCTGAATTTAACTCAAATGAAGAACCAGATATTATAGAATTAACTAATATTTTTGGGTTATTATCTGTATTACTAAGAGCGGAATTTCTTAATGTATCAACTCCTATAGATTGAGAAATAGCATCTGGGTTTAATAAAATAGTTCCTAAATCTGGGAATACTAAACCATAAGAACCTGAACCAGGTACATAACCACCATTTGCTAAACCACGTGATGTACCATTTGATCCTGAAATTAGTTGGAAGTATCTTGAAGATCCTAAAAATCTATTAACAGGGTTGTCTTGAGAGTCATCTGTTAGATTAATTTCTTCAATTCCTCCAGACCCTGATAGTTTTAAGTTAAGGGATCCAGGGAATAAACTTTCTTTATATTGTGCTCTATCAATGGATATTACCCAAAAGTGACTACCGGTTATTATATTAGTACTAGAACCAAAAATAAAATCAGCATTTTCATCTTCTAATATTAATGCTCTATATTGACCATAAACTGATAGAGATGGTGATTTCCCATCAACTACTGTATTATAAACTTGACTACCACTTCCTACTGAATCAGCATAGGCTATTTCAAATTGTGGGGTAGCAGAAGTTAGTGTAGAGGCTGTTTGATAAACAGTTAAATAAAAATCTCCTGATGATCCTGCCTCTTGGACAGATGAAGTAAAAAACTGTGTTAATGTTGGAGCACCTGTTGACCATAAAGTAGAAGTAATTGAATCACTACTTACTACAAAGTCTTCGGCATCAAATCTTTTAAATGACATAATTTAGTTTTATTCTTTGGTTGTTTGTGTAATAGTTAATGGGATTGTTAATCTTGCTCCACTATCTAATCCTACTACAGTTAAAGTAGCAGCTAATGAGGTATTAGATCCAAATAATGTATTTACAGTTGTTGCTCTTAGATTAATTTGAGATCCAATAATTGTTCTAGAAACATTAGTTCCTAGTGTTGTAGTTGCAGTATTAGCTGCTTGAGCAGCATCTGTGTTGATTCCAATACCATCAAATGTTGATAATAATCTAACATCAGAAATTGTAGCAGAATATCCACTAGTTTCAAATGTTTGGTTATTCCCTAAAAAGTTTAAGGTTTGAGGGGTGATTGCGAGAGAAGCTCCTTGTTTTAGCGTTACAGCAGAATATCCTAAATCAAGTACAGGTAATTTAGCTGTTCCACGAGGTAGAGTTGCTAATTTGTACTTCATAATTTGAGTTTCAATTGGGAATGCCTCAAGTAGGGGCATATTTTCAATTGCTTCTCCATAAAATGTAGATCCTGAAGGGTGTGTAGGATTATATAGAGTGTAATCTATTTCATCATCTGCTAAAGCAAACTGTGTGATTTGGAAAGAACCATCATTTTTAGCTAATAATTCTCTTCCTTTTTTTGTTAGTATGGCGTCAACTGTTATGACTTGGTTATTTAAATATCCCATTTTTTATTATAGTTATTATTGCAATATATTAATAAATATTACTAGAGCAAACCTTTTTCGGTAAGAATCGTAATATATTCATCTACTTTTTTATTCATTTTAGGAACTACATACTCAGGTGTTATAATAAACGGACCAGTTGAATTTTCTGGTTTGAATCCTTCCATAATAACTTGTGAAGCATCATCAACATATCTTCTAATTAAAAAGTGATCTAAGTTAAAAGCATCAAAACTGGCACTTATAGGTAAATTTTTATCAAATTGTACTTCTATTGAACCTGTTGGGGTAATTCTTGAACCAGCCCCTTCATTTGGACCATATACTTTTTTAACCATATATGTAAATCTTTCATCTCCCTCAAATCTAAATTCATCTCCATATTTAATAGACCAAGGTAAAGCAATAGGATTAAGACCAGAATTAGGTACAGATTGTTGTCTAACATTTAAGTCACCATAAAGTGTTCCTAAGGATCCAGATACATCATCCGAAGAAGTTATTATATTTGGATAATTTGTTTTATCATAATAACCCCATATGTCACTATTTGTTGTTTCTGATGGTATGATTAATGAAGTTGGAATTGGGTTTTGGGTAATTGAATAGTTACTCTGATCCAATATTGTTATTCCTGGGAAGCTAGGGTGGAAAGCACCATTACCAGGGTCAGCTTGAATTTCAATTGATATTTGATCATTTTCACTAAGTTCAGAAGCTGGGATTGAGAGGGTAGTAGTGGGGATTGTGGCTAGTAAAGTAAAAGTTCCAAATGCTGTTGGGATTACATCTTTATTAAATCCTATTTCTATTTGGGTAAGACCTACTGTGTCATTATTTCTTTTTAAAATAACTCCTAAAGTAATATCAGAAGGGAATGGAGAATTGAGGAACCAAATCCAACCAATATCTAAATTAACAGTAAAATTTAATGTAATGTTTTCTTGTATGGCTCCTAAAGGAACTGTGTAATAACTATACTTTTCATTATTTGGACCGGTTACATTTGTTGTGATATAACTATACCCACTATCTTGGTTTGGGGTTAATCTTATTCTTTGGGTTTTAAAATAAGATGGGGTACCCCCAGAATTTATAGTTTCTGCTACATATCCAGTGTTTTGAAAATCCCCTACAGCACTACCTGAGGTTGCTTGAATATCTACTAATTCAATCTCTGTCCATTGTGCTCCAGGTACACTACCACTTTGGGTAGATAGGATAGGTTCAAGCCTTTGTCCACCTCTAATTACTGTTCTAAAAGGTGTAGCTTCACCAGACCCAATAGTTTCAGAGCTTATTCTAAATCTTTCTCCAGTTTGAAAAGCACCTTGTACATTAGATAAAGAATTTTCGGAAGTATTTGGAATTCCAATATTACCATCTTGGTCAATAATATATAAGATATGTGCTGTTGAGGCATTCATTCTTTCAGGAGGCCATCCACCTATAAAATCACAATATGCTACAACAGTTTTAAGACTTTCTACTGTTGGTGTTTTACCATAAGTTCCAGTATCTCCTTCTGTCCAAGTATTTAATTCTTGAGAGGTTGATTTTGAACCTATATAACGTGGTATTATATGTCTACGAGTTGTATAGTTTGAAAATTGTACTTCAGCTCTTGTAGCACTCCCACTTATTAATAAATCAAAATTAACAGGTTCATTTACCCCAGCAGAATAATCAATATCTTGATATAAATTATGTCTTCTAACTCTTTCAGCATTATTTAATAAGGGTTGACAATCAAGTGCTCTATTAAAATCATTTGAACCAAAATATGGTTCTGCAACTAGTCCAACTTGTTGACCTGTTGCATTTGAAGAGGAAATTGTAAAGGTTGTATCTGAGGTAAAAGAAGCAGTTACTTGTTCATTTCCTGAAGTAGGGAAAGCACCCAAAGCTGCAAATAAAGAATCTCCAGGCTGCAAACTTGAAGATAATGAAGCAGATATATGGAAACTTGATGTTATTGGGAGAGTTTTATTTAAAGTAAAAGATTGTTTTGAAGAAGGAATACTATAAGGGGAGGATTGAAGTAATATAGGTTCAACTCCATCTTTTTTTAAGAGAACTAATGCAACTTCAGATGATACACCAAATCCACTAGTAAAGGGTTCAAACATTACTGATCCTGAAAAATTAATTTGGAGGGTTTCTTGGGGGTAGGTTAAAAGTCTATATGTATTTAAAGAATTATTATTATCAAAATTAGTAGAAGGCCCAAGATTTAAAAAATTTAAATTATCATTTGAAGAAGATATTATAGGAAACTTAATATATAAATCAGGTGCACCTGACATATCTTGGGTAGTTTGATATCTTTTAGATGAATTTAAAATGGATCCTGTAAAATCATATTTTATTTCAGCTCTATCATCCCATTCAACTCCTGCAAGATTTACATAATATAGAAAGAATGTTAATCTTTCGGTTATGTTAATAACAGTATATGTAATGTCCCCTGTACTATAAGGTATAGTTATCTTATTAAGAGATTGAAGAGTAGGAGTTTGGTCAACTCCATTCTTATCTATTCTAGATATTTTTATATATCTTATTCCATCATTATTTAAAGAGGGCATTCTGTTTTATTTTTAAAATTACATAACATCATTAGGGTCAGGGACAGGGAGTGGAAATTCTGTTTTAGTATAATACATTGATACATATCCATTTGTAGGGTGATTATTATCACTCATCCATTCACCAAATAAATAATTTTCACCTGAAACACTTCCACTGTAAACTCTTACGCCATTATATTCTATTGCTCTTGGGTTAATTTTTTTATAAGGATCACATCCAGCATTAAAGTTTTGAGTTGAAACAACTATATGTGAGCCACTTAATTCTCCATTATAAAATTCTTCTTGTGAATCATGAAATGTTGTAACTGAGCCTGATATAGTTTCAACTGTTTCGTACCAACTTTGAGAAGTATTAGTTACAGTATTAAATTCATTAAATACACCTGCGGCACCACCTGAAATTGCAACCATATCAATTGATGCAGTATAGATTTCATTTTCAAAAGATAATTGTGGTTGTGGGTATTTATTTCTTTCTAATAAATGTTGTTTTACAACTACACCAGAGGCAAGGCTTGTACGTGCAGGTACAAAATCTTTAATCATTTTAAATAAAGAATTATCAAAAAACTTTATTAAACGTATAAAATCTTTTAAATTGTAATTCTTTGTATATTTTTCAAAATAATCATTTCTTAAATTATCTAAATCAGGGTATGAAGTAGCTGATGAGGATCTTAATCTTGGGTCACCAATATAATCACCCATATTAAAATACCCAATTTGGTCCATTATATCTTCATTTATCTCATTTGTAGGAGAAAATGCTACCTCTAAATAATTTATACCAGGAGTATAACTTTGAGATACATTTGCCATTTGGGATAATGACATAAATGGTGATAAAGTATTACCTTCAGGTATTACATTATTTTCAATTCTAATTTTATCTTTAATTATATTTCTTAAACCAGCTACAGGTTGATCTGCAAAAAATGTTTCTACATTAGGTACAAATGTTGGTGTTGTATTAAAATAAAAATTACTATCACTTCCATCAGTAAAAGATTGAGTTATAGCCCATGAACCTGTTATTTTTGGGTGTATTGAAACTGATCCTGTGTAAAGTTCTCCCCCTAAAGATGCTCTAAAAATCAATTCATCAGGTGAACTATTTATTGTATTACCCTCAATTGAGTGAGGATTCATTACATAGTCTTTAAATACACTCTCACTAATAGGAACAGTATAATATCTAATTTCTTGTAAAGATCCTGAAAATGGGGTGTAGGAATTTCCATTTATAGTACTACTAGAAGCAAAAATAGAAGGAACTACATTAAGATCCCAATCTGAACCATCAACCTGGGTTGTAAATGATTCAATAAAACCAATTTGGGTTCCATTATTTCCCTCTTTATATGTTTTATTAGCAGCAATCAACTTAAATTCATCAGTACTTCCTACAGTTCTATTAATCATTACAGACCACCAATCTCCATCAAAAAATGGTAAATATACACTACAAGAAACTGTGGGGTTACTTGTATATGAAGGATAAAAATCTAAATAAGCATATTGGTAATAAGGGTCTATAATTGACCCAGAATAAGAAGCACTTGTATAAGCAGATCCTGTGTATCTTAAAACTAAATGAGAGTTGTTATTTTTATTCCATAAACTTTGAGAATAAGGAATATTGGATGTAGGTAAACCATTAGTTTTAAATCTAAATACTACAGTGTCAGGTACATCAGATGCACTATTCCAAGGTGAAGAAGCATCCCATGAAGAAGTAATAAAATTATCTCCATCAGTTTTAAAAGCATAATTAAATTCTCTTTGCCAATGATCCCAATCATTTACATTAATCTTATCTTTGCCTCCATATTCGTTTATTCTTAATATTGTATCAGGAATACCATAAGAAGTTATAAGAGCGCGCAAACCAGGTATAGTACCTTTTGCTTTTAATAAGTATGGTATGTTATGATAAATTCGTTTATATAACGACTTATTTACATCATCTAATGGTATAATATCATTAGAAGCAGATATTAAAGTATTAACATACTCAAACCCAGTTGGGGTAGGTAATGATCCTGTTATGTTTGGGAATGGGAATAATCCTCCATCAGGTGTTAATCCTAAAAATGCTGTGTATAAATCATCATTTGAAAAGTTATTTTGGTATAATTTAACCCCAAAATCTTTAATAGCATCAGAAACTATATCTTTTGATATACCTTGATTTAAACGGTTATCAGCATCATATTTTTGGGTTAATTCTTTATGATAAATCCAAATATTATCATAGTGCTGGGCAACCATATCAACAAATAGTTCATATTGTGCATTATTTGGGTCATTTCTTAAATATTCAGGAATAGAAAATTTAAGATTATCTTTATTATCCCTATCAAATAATGAAGCTGAGAGTGTTAATCCACCATATATAGGGCTATCTTCATTTGAGCTCCCAAACCAACTAACAACTTCGGGGCTGGATATTTTTGCTAATTCATATGGTTTAGTAGATGTAGTTTTAGGCCAAGCATATGAACTACTTTCATAATATAAATAATAATCATACCCATCAAAATTTTTAATTATATTACTAATTTTGCTTTCATAAACAGCTTTACTTCCACTTGTATCAGCAGAGGAGGTTGTATTATCTAAGGTTGATATTGATGAAGAGTATGACTCTAATAAACTAACTTTGTAATAAAAATTTTCTAATCTAGTTTGAGCTGAACTAAAGTGAGTAAATTCTGGGAATTTGGTGTAATCTATATTTATATTAATTTCTTTTTTATCTAATAAATGATTTATTTGATTTAAAGAACTTGTTTGTTGGGTTAAAAGTAAAGAAGAATAAGAAAGTAAATCAGTTGAATTATTTACTTGGTCTTTTAAGTCTATATTAAAATTAGGTCCACCTATATTAACTGTATCTTTAATTATTATAGGATCATCTTCAAAAATTACTTGGTAAGCTCTTGGTTCTTCAACTGTGGTTACTATCCATAAAGTAGAATTAACATCTAAATCTTCTGGTAGTGGGGAATAGAGTTTAACTAAAATAGAAGGATTATCAGGATTGCTATTTTCTAAATCTAGATTATTAGCTATATATAAATTATTAACTCCAAAATTTAAATAAAAATCTAAAAAATATTCACTATTTTCTCTTTCTTGTATAAATTGTAAAGACTGTTCAACTAAGTCTAAATTAGATAAACTATTACTACTTAATCTTAATTCCGTTCTGTCGGGAGATATTGAAGATATATATAATAATTGTAAGTTTGAGCCTATTTTTTTATTTAAAAAATTAAAATAAGTATTATATTCCCCAATACTTTCAAAATTCTTTTCTACAGCTTTACTTGGAAAAAGTTGAATAGTAGAAAGATCACCTGTAAGAGCAGATTGTCCATTATTTAAAACAGTATAATCTAAAAAATTATAATTTTCAAAAGATATATTATTAGAATTATCATATACAAAAAACTCTACATAACTTTGAGAAGTAAAAGAAGTTGGAATTTCATTAGATGATATTAAGTTTACTTCACTTTCTGAGTAGAGTTGTTGGGTAAAACTTAAAGGATCTATTTCAATTACTTGACTTGACATTTTTTATTTAAATATTTTAGTATTCACTTCCAGCTGAGTTTCTAGTATTTGTTAAGGAACTTAAATTTAATGAAGTGTTATTAGATAATTCATCTAGATTAATATTTGTTTGATTTTCGATTGAAGTTTTTTGAATATTTAATAATTCAGTTCGTAATTGAGCTATTTCATTTTGAAGAGCTTCTATGATTTCATTTTGTTCTTCAAAACCTATATATTCACTGCTTTTTTTAATTAAATACTCATGAGAATTTATAGGTCCTAATTCATTTATACTATAAAATAACTCATCATATAGTTGAAAAAATTCTTCAACAGTAGGAACTTGTTCAAGTTGTTCTTGTATAGTTTTAACCCCTAATTGTTTAAAAGAAGTATCAATAATTCTCTCATATTGTGCTTTATTAAATACTTGTTTATTAAATTCTACATTTTTACTCATCCGTTAATAACTTTAAAATAATAATCATCATCAAGTATTAAAGTAGAACCACCAATTTCAGTTTTAATTAAAACTTTATAATATCTTTCAGGTTCTAAACCACTCATATAAACATCAAAATAATTTCCTCTATTATCAGAAGAAATTTGGGTATATTTAGTATCGAAATTAATAACAAATTCGTTAGTAGCCAAGTCTTTTATTGCATAAAATGAAGAAGAAGGTAAATAGTTTGTATTTGTAAATAAAGAACTTGTTTGATAAGTTCGAGTAGGATATAAAGGACTTACATTTATATAAAATCTATTTATACTACTAGGAAAAAATTCACCTGGATTATCATCAAGAGATAATTTGATTTGTTTAGTTGACACAATGGAAGAGGAATCAGGGGTTATTGTAGTATAATCCCTCCATCTAAATTCTAATTGGGGAGGATAGATTGTATTTGTATCTACACTGTAGTATTTGAGGATAGGTTGATTATCCAAATTTGAATCAAATTCAGAACTTGAGCTTAATTTTGTTAAAAACCCATAATTAGGGATAGATCCACTATACCATAAATTCACAACATCTTTTACATTTAACTCTAAATCTTTTTCAGATCTTAATCCAAATGATTCTGTAATTTGGGGAATTAAAGTTGAAGATGTAAACCAAGAACCGCCACCTTGTGATGAAAGTGTTGAATCAAATGAACCTGTATATCCATATCCATTGATACTACCACTCATATTCCAAATACTTGATCCTGAGGTGTTTCTGTAAGACCAAGAGGCTCCATCTGTTACATTGGGTATATCTAAATAATGCCCTGTTCCATTATTCCAAGATTGGGCTAAAGGAAAAATTTCTAATTCTACATCAGTATTAATACCTTGAGCTGTTGAGATATTGTTTTGTAAATAAACATCAAATTCACTTCCTGAGATTTTATTATTAATAATATCTTGGATTTCGGTTGTATCAAATTCAATTAAATATCTTGATATAATAGGATTACCATCTATATTTATAGTATTTGATGCTTCTAAAATAGCATCTAATCCTGTATTCATAGTAGGGTAATATGAATATAATGTAGTATCCTTAGTAGGGAATATTTTATAAACGGCCATTTATAATATTTTATTATAAATATATAATTACAAAGGAACTACTCTACCTTTAATATCTTCATTAGGGTATCTAACCTCAAATATACTAGGATCTAAAGAAGGATATATGGTTTTGAATTGAGTAGCTGCATCTATATCATAAGCATATTGAGAATATCCTGTAGTAGTACCAGCTTTATTAAATATTTTTAAGTCTTTAACTGTTTGTACTCCTTCAATTTTATCTAGCAAAATAAATAAATCTTTTAAAAATATAGGTTGGTTTAATTGCCAATTATCTCTATTAAAATATTGTTGAAGAGAAGAAATACATTTAGTTAAAACATTATTATTATTATAATTAGGTAATACTATAATTTCAAACTCAATACCTATGTTTATAATATAGGCATCTTTAATTTCAATATTATCACCTATAATCCTGTATTGTGATAAATAAGTTCGTAAATTTTGTTTTAAAGTATTTCCTGCATAATCAAACTGTCCTTGGGAATTTTGGGTAAGAACATACAAACAAAGAGTTTCTATTGTAGAAATTTGTCTATCGGTGATTTTTGGTTTTTCAATATATGCTTTAGTTACTGAACCATAATCAGATGGCATACTTAATGCTCTAATTAAATAATCTTCTGAAGTAACTGATCTTTTTTGGGAGGAAATTAATGATAAAGTATTTTGTCTAATTTCTTCTAATGTATCTCCTCCTTTACCTCCTGTGGCTGCTAATAAATTATTAACAGATACAGAATTAAATATGTATTCTGCTGTTGTAGAATTTAAGTTTTGTTTATTAAAAAACACACCATTAGTATTGGATATATTTGTAATAGTATTAGCTTCAACATTTGAATTAACACCTCCTCCTTCTAAATATCTTACTGTTAAAGTAGTGTTAGCTGGGGCTATACCATAAGTTCCGGTGTATAAGAAGTTAGTAGGAGAATAAGCAGAAGTTAATTTATCTTGTTTAAATGGTAAACCTAAACCTACATTATTAGGGTTAGGAACAATTTCTTCAGTTGTATCATTAGGAGAACCAACACCAAATTGGATTTGAATTTCATTTAAAGATTTAATTCTTGTAGAAAATCTCCTTTGAGTTTTTAATAATTTTAAGATATATGGAATATTATTTTCTTTATTAGGGTAATTAATGTTAGTATTAGAAACAGAATTAAAAACCATTTCTTGTCCTAAATGATCTACCTCATACCATAAATTCCCATCACTATCTTTTATATCTAAAATCTTTATAAAATTATTTGAATTAAAATTTACTGTTGTGAATGGTTCAGGAGTAGTAAAACTAAAAGAAACAGTTTTAACAGTTGAAGAAATAACATTTCTGTTTTTCTTTAAAAGATAATATTGGGGTTGGTTTCCTGAGATTTGGTAAACTGTTATTTCTGTAGGGTCTTGGGAGCTAGAGACTGAAAAGTCTATTTTGTCTCCTAAAATAAAATTAGTAGAAATTGATGATAGTTGTGTATTTTCGTTTATACTTAAAGCATAATCAAAATCAGGGACAATACTAGATCCTGAAGTTTTCGAAGGGATTTGTTGGTAAAAACTAACAACAACTTGAGATGCAGAAGAAAGTTTTGGTTTATAACCAAGCATATATGCTAATTCAAATATATTATTTGATTGTCTAGCATATTGTATGAAATTTTCTTGGATTTGATTATCTAGATAAAAACTTAAAACATCTCCTACATATGAAGCTTGTTCCATAAACATCATCCCTAAAGAAACAGGTGTAAAATCATTAAAAGTTTGAGGAAAATATGTTTTAGAATAATCTATTAACCTAGACCTAAAACTATTAAAATCTCTATTAATATACTTTATATCTCGTTTTAATTCATTAGCCATTTTATAAATCTATTATTATTTCATCAGAAATATTAGTACTAGGTACTGAGTACTTTATATTAATTGTTATTCTATTTTCTTCTGAATTTCCTGTTAATACAACATCATTAATATTTAAATTTGGGAAATTTGAATTTAATTTGTTATTAATATCTTCTCTTAAAAAATCTAAACTTTCACTATTAATTTGTTCAAAAATAAATTCTCTTAATCCACCCCCAAATCCAGGATTAAGATATCTTTCTCCAGGATTTGTAAGAAAATAATTAATTAAACTACTTTTAATAGCATCTTTAGTTTGAAAATTTGGTTTAAATACAGCATTACCATTTAAAGGAAGATTAATCCCTACAGCAATACTGTTATCTAAGTCTAAAGGATTTATTTGTCTAGCACCAAATGCCATTATTTAGTATTTAAAAGTCCCATTATTGTGTCCATTCCAACTTCACCATTACCTAAATTTCCATTTACAGGATCTACTCCTTGTGGGTTAAAAGAAGAAACATCTCTACTAGTCATACTTATAGCAGTTTCACCTACTATATCAGCGTATTTTTGCTTAATATCCATAGTAGGTTCTGTATAAGTTGGTTTTGGTGATGGTGGTGGAGTTGTATTAGGTTGTATAGACTCTCTTACAATTTGTGTTTTAGGAGTTTTAACAGCTTCTAATAAAATATCCTTCAATTCATCTTGAATTGCTTCTTTTACTGCTTCTTTAATTAATTTTTTAAGTACTTCGGTTTTCATATGTGTTTATAAATATAGGGTTAATCTGCTTTTAAATTATTTTGTTGTATATAAAATACTAATTCATCAATAAGTATTTGATCAATTGAACTAAAAGAATATTCTCCTTTCAACATTGTTACTCCTTGTTTATTTTGAGCTATAGCTCTTCTACGTTTTAATGTATTAGTTGTTTTTTCAGTTTCCACACCCATTTTAAATCCATTTACATTTGTTACTACAGGAGATAACTGTTGGGATTGTTCTTGAGTGAAATCTATTAATTCTGAAGATATTTGGTTTTGTTGGGTCCCATCTAAAGAAGAACAATATTCTGTTACTAGATCTAAAAGTTTTAATATATTTAAAACTTGTAATAACACATTTCTTAATAAAACTAAAATAGATAATAATATAGAATTAGCAAAAGAAAGTTTAGGAATTAGTTCTTCCAAAAATCCTATAGCATTTCTAACAGAATTAACAAGAGTAGCACTAGCAATAGGAACATTTTTTAAAATTGGAAGTAATATTTCAATTGGGGTTAAAATTGCTTGAGTTATAGACAATATTTCTGTTGTTCTATTAATAGTTTTAAAAACATCATTAATTTGTTTTACAAGTTTATTTTTTGTTTCTATAATCTTAGATAAATCTTCTTGAGGGGGGCAAGTTATAAGTTGCTTTAATTCATCAGTAATCCCATCTTTATTTTCTTCTATTAATTGTTTTACTTTAGAAACACCATATTGTGCTAATAATCCAAGTAATAAAGGAATAACTAATTTTTTTAAATTATCTATAGATACATTTAATTCTTTTTCTATATGGAATTCTATTGTTACATCCTTTTCTACATATTCTTTAGTTTCTCTATCTTCAAATTTAAAAAATTCTCTTATATCTTCAAGTAAAGATATATCAGTTGAATCTAATTTAATAATTCCTAAATCTTTTTTAACATCTGTTGTTGATGTATATGGAATGATTGTTAAAGGAGAATATTTTCTTTTAATAATGTTAACTGGGAATTTGGTTGGGTTAAATGGGGTATTTAATATTGAAGGAACTTTTATTTCAAATTCTCCTTTTTCATTTGTTCTTTTAGGTATTTTTAAAACATTTAAAACAGTTACTCCTTTTATAGGTGTAAGAGTTTCAGAATCTACTATTGTACCTTTTATAGGAACAAATTCAATAGTTTTAGGGGAAGTATCTTCTGAAGAGGTTGTTTCAGTTTCAGTTTCATTACTACCAGTTTCTAAAGATGAAAGTATAAGATCAGAATATTTAAAATCTCTAAAATCTTAGATAAATCAATTGAAGCTGTTACTTCTATTGATGATGTTATTTGATATTCTTCAGACATTATTTAACTTTAGAAGTATATGATTTTAAACTATCAGGTTTACTTTCGTCTAAATTTAATTGTTTTAATAAATCTTGTAATGTAGTTTTAGCATTTGTAGCAATTGTATTATTAGAAGTAACCAATGCTCCTTGTGGCCAATTTTTTTCAACTTCTAATATTTGGGCTAATTTTTCTACAGATTCAACTAAACTTTTAAGTAAACTAACAGTAATATTACCTTTTAAAATTGGTTCTTTTGCATCATTACTACCTAATCTAATTTTATTTGAGCCAATATAAAAAGCAGGAGATGTTATCCCAACTCCTCCTTTTTGTTCTCCTGTTTCAGAATCTATTTCTCCTTCTATTGAAATAGATAATTGTTTTTTAGCACTTAATAATATGCTATTTTCTTGAGCATTAATTACTATTCTATCTGAATTTATAGCTATTTGGGGTTTTGAATATAAACTTGGAGGTATAGGTTGAAAAGAACTAGGGAAAGCACTATAGTTTTCATTTCCAGCAACTTTAAAGCCTTTAAGTTGTTGTGTAGAAGTTAAATAAATTGAAGATAAATCATTTCTAATATCCTCAACAATAGGTTCAATACCAACAGTATTTAATACTTTACTTTGTCCATTTCTAATTATCATTATAGGATCACCATTATTTCCTATTGATGAATAATTATTTTGAATGCGACTTTTTGATTTAGTTGTTGAGCCAAATCTTATACTTTGCCCCCATCTTCCTTCATATAAAATATCTCCACTATAATACATTAAAGACTTAATATTATCTTTTT